CGCAAGATATCAGCGATACCACAAACGCTAAAAGTCCAATAGGGAGCTAACAATGGATAGCAGCACACAAAAATTAAAAGATATGATTCAGCGTATGACTGAATTAGACACACCAGAAAAAAAGAAGCAGAAGCTCGACGAAGCAGTGAGTATGACAATGTCAGGCGAAACAGCAGACGAAGTTGCTTCACTCGCTAAGTTACTTGGTAATGCAGGACTAAACGACGCACCTGCTCAGTCAGCACCGCCTATGCCAGCACGTCAAGATATGGAACGCTTAGCAGGTATTATGGGCGATCCAGAACCGATGAACCCGGGCGAGGAAAGTATGCCATTACCGTCTGTCCGCAACGGACAGGCTAGCAATGTCGACGAAAGCGCCGACAGTGTACAATCTGAATTCATTGAAACGGTTAAAATCGCAATGACTGACCTTGAAGAAGTTGGGGACGGTGATGTTAGTAACGAGACACTTGAGGCAGCGTTTCGTGCATTTAAAAGTAGTGACTTTGAAACAGCAGCTGATCTAATCGTTAGTGGGTACAAAAACCAAACTGCCAACAACAGTATCCGTGACATATACAACGACTTAGTTACTGATTTTGCACAAATAACCAAAAGCAATAAAGAAGGGTACAACAGTACTCCTAAAGATATCGACGACGATTACACAGACCGGTCAGTGCGCAAGGGTGAAATGGCCTCTGCAGATCATGAGTCAGAGTGGGACGAAGGATACGACAACGAGCCAGACGCAGACTACCAAGACACAGAATACATGACCAAAGACTTGTCAGGCGGAATGAATCGTCGCAAGAAGTCTTATGCAGATGCAGAAGATGGTGACAACCCGATGGCTGTTGAGAGTATCAAAGATCGCTTGTACGCGCAGCTATCTGAAAAGAAAGCAAAGCCAGACTATGCAGACATCGATAATGACGGTGACAAGAAAGAGCCGATGAAGAAAGCTGCCAAAGACAAGAAAAAAGACAAGTAACCCATGAACGATAACCTAAAGATATTACCGTTACGTGACAGCTATGTCGAAGGTTACATCAAAAAAATAGAAATGTGTACAGACCCCAGCGAAGGGTTCTTACACTTTGCTGAACTTTACGTAAAAGTGTATAATCCTATAACTGGGCTACAACACATTGAGCTGTATGACTTCCAACGAAGTTATCTAATGAACATGCACAAGGAAAGACTCAGCATTAACTTGATGGCTCGGCAAATGGGTAAAACAATGTGCGCAGCAATTTATATAGCGTGGCGGGCAATCTTTTTCGATCACCAAAGTATTGTAGTCGCAAGTAACCACAGTATAAGTTCAAAAGTCATCTTGAACTCAGTGCGTGTAATTATAGAGAATTGTCCTGCAGCGTTAGTTCCGAATCTAATAGTTGACAACAAGACCGAGTTTAGACTCGATAACGGTTCAAGAATTCTTGCAAAACCGACGAGAACTAACGATCTCAAGGGTTTGAGACCGGACTTTTTGTACCTTGACGAGTTTGCGTTTGTGAAATCAGATGACGCTAACGACTTTTTATATAGTGTGCTTCCTTGCATGGCATCTAAAGGGCAAGTAGCTATTGCCTCAACTCCTAACCAGCCAAACGACACCTTTGCAAAAATATGGGAATCGTCGCAGAAGCAGAGCCATTCGTTCAAGCCATTTAAAGCTACGTGGAGAGATCATCCTAACAGAGACGCTAACTGGGGTGCTATCCAAGTAAGTCAAATGGGTCAATCTGCGTTTGATAAGGAGTATGAGTGCATTCTTTAATGCCAAAGTTTGAGCTATGTCAAAGTCACTCGACGGGGTCTTAACAAAAAAAGCTAATCAGAAAGAAACTTACACTGAAAAGCAAATCGAACAGCTTGTAAAGTGTATGGATCCTGAAGAAGGTTACCTTTATTTTGCAAAAAACTTTGCATACATCCAGCACCCTGTAAAAGGTAAGCTTCTTTTCGAACCTTACGAATACCAGGAAAGACTGATGGCTAGTTATCACAACTTCCGCTTTAACATCAACATGTTGCCCCGTCAGACAGGTAAGACCACCTGTGCCGCGGTGTACCTAGCCTGGTATGCGATGTTTCACCCAGACCAAACAATTCTAATTGCTGCCCACAAATACACTGGCGCGCAGGAAATCATGCAGCGTATTCGCTACATTTACGAATTGTGTCCTGATCATATTCGCGCTGGTGTTGTCAACTACAACAAAGGCAGCATCGAATTCGAAAACGGCAGTCGTGTAGTAAGCTCGACCACAACAGGTAACACTGGACGTGGTATGGCTATATCTCTACTATACTGTGACGAGTTTGCATTCGTACAACCTAACATTGCCGACGAATTTTGGACTTCTATATCACCTACACTTGCAACAGGTGGTAGAGCAATCATAACATCTACTCCAAATTCAGACGAAGACACATTTGCTACGATTTGGAAGGATGCAGAACGCAAGTTTGACGAGCACGGTAACGAAACAGACTTAGGTGTTAACGGCTTTCACGCATTTACTGTAGCCTGGAACGAACACCCGGATCGTGACGAAGAGTGGAAGGTTGCAGAAATTGGACGTATTGGTGAAGAACGCTTCCGACGTGAGTACGGTTGCGAGTTCCTAGTGTTCGACGAGACGCTAATTAACGCAATTAGACTGTCGTCTATGGAGGGTAAAAAGCCTAAGCTCAACATGGGCCAAACACGATGGTATAAAAAACCTCAGGCCGGATACACTTACGCTGTTGCATTAGACCCTAGTATGGGCACCGGTGGCGACAATGCCGCTATACAAGTAGTCGAACTCCCAACCTATAAGCAAGTTGCAGAATGGAATCATAATATGACGTCTATTCCGGGACAGATACGAGTGCTAAGAGACATCTGTGCATATATCAATGAAATCATTAAGCAACCTAACAGCATATACTGGAGCGTTGAGAACAATGGCATAGGCGAAGCCGCACTCTTAGTTATACAAGACTTCGGTGAAGAAAATATTCAAGGGTTGTTTATATCAGAACCTATGCGTAAAGGGCACGTTAGGAAGTTTCGAAAAGGGTTTAATACTACTCACAGTGCGAAAATAACGGCTTGTAGTAGATTAAAGACAATGGTAGAAAACAATAAACTCAAAATAAACTCAAAGCCGTTTATATCTGAGCTCAAAGGCTTTGTTGCAACAGGCACTAGCTACCAAGCCAAGTCCGGTGCGGGCGATGATTTAATTTCTGCTATGTTACTAGCTATACGAATGATGGCAGTACTTAAAGACTGGGATCCTAAGATATACAACACGTTCACGCAAGCGGAGGATGACGATTACGACCCTCCTTTACCAATCTTTATGAGCAACTGATAAATACGTTATGGACCTAAACAGAATCGCAGAAGAACTATTTGCTAAGATAAGAGGACGCTTCCCAGGAGTCACAATCGGTGACGGCGACGGAAACGTCACGACCGAACCTACAGAAGCAAGATACTTTGAGTTTACATTCAAAGAAAACAACGAAGACAATGACAAGATTAGTATAGCACTCGACGACGAAGACGGGGTTACTGTTATGTATAACAAAGCAATAGCCGGTTCTGAAGTGTCTAAAAAGTCATGGTACGACTTCTTGCGGGAACTTAGAACTTTTTCTAAAAAGCGTATGTTAAACTTCGACGTCCGAAATATTTCTAAATCAAACCTTGAAAAAAGAGACTACCAATACCTTGCTACGAACTCCGGAGACAGCAACATGAACGAATCAAAATTATACGGTACTTCAAAGCTAAGCTACCAAGACGTGGACAATGCCAAAATAGTAATTCAGCATACTGAAAGCGTGAATACAGAAGTGCCAACAGGTCGCACACGCAACATTAAGAACATTTACATTGAGAGTCCAGAAGGCGAGCGTTTTAAGTATCCGTTCAAGCATCTAGCAGGTGCCCGTGCAATGGCGCGCCACGTAGCAGAAGGCGGCACAACATATGACGAGTTCGGCGGACACATTGTTGATCTTTCAGAAGAGTTATCAAAACTACGCAAGTTTAAGAATTACATGGGCCGTTCAAAGGTAATGGCAGAGAGCCTGGCAGAATACACTGGCGTGATTAACGACCGTATCTCTACAGTTAAGAAGCGCATCGAACACTTACAAAAACCGAACTTTTATAAAGAAGCATATGAAACATTTGAAAAGCCAGTCTTTGAAGAAATCCCGGAAGATGTCAAAGAAAACTGGATCGATCAACTTACTATCCGTCAGTTTAACGAAGAACTAAAAGATGTATTTCCGTATATCTATAAGCTAATTGGCGAAGGTACTCGTGCTAAAGAACTTGGCCCAGAAGACTTCATGGCAGAAGACGAAACTACCGAAGCTGCTGAAAAGATTGCTTGTTTAGGATGCGATGCTGTATCAACAAAAGCAGCCTGGCAGAAAAACAATGACACTTGTCCTAAGTGCAAGAAATCAAGCAAAGGTGTTGCTGAAAGCTCAGAAGACGACGGCTACGCTGATTGGAAGCGTGACGATGATCGCGATTGGAGAGATCAAGAGAAAGGTATGCCAGAGCCAGAAGACGACGAAGACGACGTGTCTATTATGAAGCCGCGTGTTATGAAAGCGTTTGCTAAAAAAGGTATTAAGCCAGTTAGCATGGAGTGGGGCTATTATGACGGAACTGTTGATGTTGTAGATTCAAAAGGCCGCGAATGGAACTATGAACCTATCGGCAACAAGATTATTCCAAAAGACGAAGTTGAAGTCGAAGAAGGACAGAATACAAAACGTCTTTGGATGCAGATTAACAAATACGAGCAGCAAGCTAAGAGAACAAAGAGTCCAATCAAGAAAGACCACTTTATGAAGATGGCTGATGAACTTAGAGACAAGCTACCTACAAACGAAGACGACGTCGAAGAAGGCCGTGGCAACCTAAAGAAGAAATTTAACAAAGCTCTATTTTGGGGTCTTACTAGTCCTGAGAAAATTAAGAAGCGTGTTAGACAAATGAGCGACGACGATCTTAAGATGCTAGCTAAGAAACCAGGCGAAGGTGACAACCCAGGCAGCGAATGGGACCTACAAAAGAAGCTGATCAATCAAGAGCTAAAAAGACGCTACGGTATTAAGCCAGGCAAAAATGAAGCCGAAGCTGTCGACGTCGATGAAGTAAACAAATCACCCAAAGATATTGCTAACCTTCTTTACGGCAACGACGCCGACAGCTTCGGCTCTAAACTTAAGAGATTCTTTAGCCTAAATTGGATAGCTCCAATGGATGCTAACAAGACTGCTGGAATAAACGCACTTAGAAAGGCAGGGTTCGACGACGACGAAATCAAAAAAATTCGTGACGCGGCGCATGTTGCATTTGGTGAAGCAATTGATAAATTTGGCAGGGCAGAACTAGGAAGCCGTGATGATTCTAACTTTAGCGGCTGGATATTGGACATCTCGCATCCAGCAGCCGACGGCGGCTATGCTGACAAGAAAATTATAGAATATGT